ACTCCCACTGGAGCTTAAATACATGAAGTTAGACCGCAAAGGCGTTGCCGCACGTGCCGCGCTGGGAGCGTATCTGAAGCCGCGCCTGGCTCAGGATGCTGCACCCAAAGACCTTACCGCCATCCTGAATGCGAACAAGTCACCCAAAGCTGTCGCTCAGGCCATCGTAGCCAAATACAAATCACGCCTCGCGGCTGACATGGATATCGAACCGGAAGAACTGGTAGAGATTATCGAAGCGTCTGCTGAAGGTGTTGAGCCAGATGAAGAAGTTAAGGTAACTGGCGACGATGACAAAGAAGGCATCATGGCAGCGCTGCGTGATGCTGGTGTATCTGAAGAGCTGATTGCTCAGATTGCTGCGGCGCTGTCACCTGCTGTCGCTCAGGATGCTGACAAAGACGACGACAAAGACGAGAAAGACAAAGTGTCAAAAACCGCTATGGATTCCGCAATTCGCCTGGCTCAGGACGGCGCAACTAAAGCCGCTGCTGAAAACTTCCGTAAAGTGCGTGAAGCAGAGCAGGCGGTTCGCCCGCTTATCGGTGATGTGGTTGCCATGGACTCTGCTGATGACGTCTACCGCACTGCGCTAGAGCAGGCTGAGGTGGATATTGCTGGCGTGCACCCATCGGCGTTCCCGTCACTGGTGCGCATGGCTATCCAGCAGAAAGAAAATTCACGTCCTGCCCCTCTGGCTCAGGACTCCGCATCAATCAGCGATTTCGAGAAAGCCTTCCCGACCGCTGGCAAACTGAAACGAGGTTACTAAGATGGCAGGCTTTCAGAGCGTAATTAATCAATATCCGGCCCCCGGCGTCGAAGGTGGCTTTGCCAGCACCAACCCGCATGCAACCTTTCTTGCGGGCGAGGCAGCACTGGTTGCAGGCACCAACGGCCTGACCATCGGTCGCTTTGCCTGGGCTGTAAACGGTGTGGCATCCAATGCTGGCACTGGCGCACCTTCCGGCTTCGTACATCGTGACGGTCAGGCAGTTATCACTACCTGGCTGGGCAGCGATTCAAACGTGATTCAGTCTGGCCGCGAAGTTACCCTGATGGTCGCTGGTGATTTCTGGGCGCGCACCTCTACCGCGGCAACGCGTGGTCAGAAAATCTTTGCATCACTCACCACTGGTCAGGTTCAGACTGGCGCAGCAGGCGCAACCATTACCGGTTATGCCGAAACCAACTTTTTCGCCGGTAGCGCATGTGACGCGGGCGAGCTTGTCAAAATTAGCACCTGGAGCAACTAATGAACGAATTTCAGAAGCACTACGCCGCCGCAAGCGGTAAGTACGGCATTGTGCTGCGAGGTGCTGAGCGCGCTCAATATCTCAGCCAAGAGCATGCAGAAAACTTTCAGTTGGCAATGGATGCTCAGCCAACCATGGTTACCACAGGTAGCTCGGGCATTCCGGCTTATTTCACCAACTATGTTGATCCTGAGTTAATCCGTGTGCTTGTCACGCCGATGAAAGCTGCTCAGATTTATGGCGAAGTAAAAAAAGGTGACTGGACAACATTAACCGCTCAGTTCCCTATTGTTGAGTCAACTGGTGAAGTCAGCTCATATGGCGACTACAACCATAACGGCATGATCAACGCCAACGTCAACTGGGTTTCACGGCAGTCCTACCACTATCAGACACATACCCGTTGGGGTGAGCGTGAGCTGGACATGTATGGTGCAGCGCGTATCGGCTATGCCGCCGAGCTTAACGTGGCTTCTGCGCTGGTGCTGAATAAGTTTCAGAACAAGTCATACTTCTACGGCATCGCTGGTCTTCAGAACTACGGCGCACTGAATGATCCAGGCTTGCAACCTTCAGTTACTCCAGCAGCCTCTGGAACAGGCGGCAGCGTCAAGTGGGATGATAAAGACGGTCAATTTGTCTATGACGACATCGCAGGACGTCTTTGGAAGCAGCTTGTTTCTCAGACAAAAGGTCTGGTAGAGCGCACGGACCGAATTAAGTTGGGTATGTCTCCTACCCTCGAGGTAAACCTGACCAAAACCAACATGTATAACGTCAATGTTACCGACCTGTTGAAGAAAAACTTCCCAAATTTGACCATCGAAACCGCAGTTGAATACTCAACTGATGCCGGTGAAATGGTTCAGATGATCGCCGAGCGTCTTGGTGAGCAGGATACGACCTATTCAGCTTTCACAGAGAAGATGCGTGCTCATGCGGTTGTGACTGAAGAGTCAAGCTGGAAGCAGAAAAAGTCAGGTGGTACCTGGGGAACAATCATTCGTCAACCGCTGGCAATCGCCACCATGATCGGAGCATAAGAAATGGCTGAAGTAGTTACTGTGGGTTGCAAGCTGCCAAACGGCTTGCTGATTGATGTTGGCGGCAAGGTTGTTCACATTTTTGGCGCCAATTCATCAAACGTGATTGGCGGTTACGGCCTGACTGAAAACGTAGATAAAGAGTTCTTTGAAACATGGCTGAAAGAGCACGCTAACCAGCCATATGTAAAAAACGAACTCGTCTTTGCTCAGGCTAAGACTAACAGCGCCCAGTCGAAAGCAAACGAAAATGCCGACGTTAAAACCGGCCTTGAAGGTTTGCCGCAAGATAAGCCTGTTGATGGTGTAACAAAAGACGAAGAGGCTATGAAGGCTTCTAAGGGCTAACCATGGCAGTCGTTATCTTTGATATAGCCAAATTTAGGGCGCGTTATCCCGAGTTTGCCTCGGTAAGTGATGAACTGCTTCAGGCTTACTTCACTGAGGCGACTGTCTATCTGAATAACACCGACAGCAGCCCGGTTACTGATGTTGACCAGCGGGCTGTATTTCTGAATATGCTGGTTGCTCACCTTGCCGCGATTAACAGCGGCGTTGGTGGTCAGGCGGCATCAGGATTGGTTGGGCGGGTAACGAGCGCATCTGAGGGTTCCGTCTCCGTGTCCGTCGATGCTGGCCCCTCCAGCGCCGCCTCATGGTGGTACATGCAGACACCTTACGGAGCACAATACTGGCAGGCGACGCTGCCATTCAGGACGATTCGTTACCTGCCCGGTGGCTCGCCTTCAATGTATCCCTATCACTACAACCGCAGAGGTTTTTACCGGAGGTAGCGATGACGACATTTACTGGTGGTGACGCGCTGCAGAAGAAGTTAGCGGAAATTGCGGAGCAGATTGGATACCCCAAGACGCTTCGCGTTGGCTTTCTGGAAGGGGCTACCTATCCCGATGGTGATTCGGTAGCTATGGTGGCCGCAGCGAATGAGTTTGGCGACCCGGGAATGAACCGGCCGCCGCGGCCATTCTTTCGTCGAATGCTTGCCGAAAAGTCACCTCAGTGGGGTGATGACCTCGGTAAGATTGCACTGGCAGTCAATTATGATGCGTCCGCACTTTTTGGGTTGATGGGTGAGAGAATTAAAGACCAGTTGCAGGGCTCAATTCGTGACTTCACTGACCCCGCTCTGGCGCAGTCTACTATTCAGCGCAAAGGGTTCGATAAGCCACTCATCGATACGGGTCACATGCTCAACTCAGTCGACTATGACGTTAAGGACGGCGTATGAACCTTCACGGCATTGTGCGTCGCGCCATCTCCACGGTTAACCCTGATGTGGCTGGCGTGATGATGGTAAGTCTTGGTACTTATACCACCGACGCCGCAGGACATCGCGTGCCGGCCTATACCTCGCAGAACGTCACCGTTCAGTTACAGTCATTGAGCTATACAGACCTGATGAAGATTGACGGACTCAACCTGCAGGGCGTTGTGAAGAAAGCCTACGTGAACGGTAACTTCGAAGGCGTCAACCGTCCTAAGCAAAAAGGTGGAGACAAGCTCATCGTTAACGGTGAAAACTGGCTCATCACGCAACCACTTGAAGAGTGGCCTGACTGGTGCTCATTCGTCGTAACGTTACAGGTGAATCCATGACAGCGACGATAAGCATTACCCAGGATGACATGACAGCCGCCTTGCGCGGTTTTTTATTGTCCCTCGTTGACGCTGAGGTGTTTCTGTCTCAGGAAAATCTGGTTCCTATGCCAAATCAGGATTTCGTCACGATGACGCCGATGTTCATTACCGGTCTGTCAACAAACCGCGTTGCCTATAACGATCCTGGAAGTGGTGTTGGCTCGGAGATGACGCAGCGAAGCAGCCAGTGGCGTTGTCAGCTTGATTTCTATGGCAGCACTGCGCAGGAAATGGCATCAGTCGTCGGCACCATGATTCGCTCTGAATACTCCGCTAACTGGTTCAGGCAAAACAATCACCCCATCACGCCGCTTTATGCTGGCGAGCCTCACCAGACCACGATGATTAACGCTGAAAAGCAGTATGAGAACCGATGGACGCTGGACTTCATGGCGCAGGTTAACGCTGTTATCACCACACCGCTTTATTTTTTCGACAACATAGAAGTCACGGCGAACGCTGCTGACCTGAAATACCCACCGGAGAATGCATAAATGGCAATCCCTTTAACAAAAGACGTCCAGATTAACCCTGGCGTACTGGCCGCCGGCGGAAACGCGGTTGATTTGAATGGCCTTATTCTTACCCAAAGCACTTATGCACCAGTGGGTAACGTTGCCTCATTCTCTACCAAAGAGGACGTGGCGAAGTATTTCGGCAGCGCTTCAGATGAGTATGCGATGGCCGCAATCTACTTCTCGGGCTATGACAACTCAACGAAAAAGCCAGGATCTCTTCTTTTTGCTCAGTACAATGTCATCCCAGTTTCTGCCTGGCTTCGCTCTGGCTCAATGGCAAATGTCACAATTGATCAGCTAAAGCTAATCAGTGGCATTCTCACGCTGACTGTAGACGGTACTGTCAAGACCTCAACCAATATTGATTTGAGTGGCGCTAACAGCTTTGCCGCAGCCGCAGACCTGATCGAGTCTGCCATTGGTAATTCAGTTGTCGTAACCTTTGACACCACACAGAAAGCATTTGTCATCACCTCAGCCACGTCTGGCGCAGGCAGCACCATCACTTTCGCAACAGGAACCGCGTCCACAGCTCTTAAGCTGACTGCAGCTACAGGAGCCATCCTGTCTCAGGGTGCTGATGCGCAGAATCCGACTGATTTCTTCATTGCGCTGCTGGACAAGACCCAGGACTGGGCGGTATTCACCACTTCTTTCGAAGCGACAGATGATGAGCATCTTGCCTTGTCTGCATGGGCCAGTGCGCAGAATTTCCGGTTCGCATACGTTGCTCATACTACCGAGGCTTCATCTCTGGTAAGTGGAAGTACAGACACTGTTGCATACAAGATTATTACCACCAATGACTACGCTAACGTGCTGCCTGTTTATGGAACCAATCTCCACGCAGCTTCAGCGTTGGGGTATGCGGCCGCACTGGACTTCGACCGTCAGGAAGGGCGAGTAACTTTCAAGTTCCGGTCCGTTGCAGGGCTTTCGCCTTACGTAACTTCATCTGCTGCGTATGACGCTCTTATCGCTAACGGTTACAGCTTCTATGGCTCATACACTGCAAACAACTATTCGACCAATTACTGGGCAGACGGCGCAATCACTGGCGACTTTAAATGGTTTGACAGCTTCTGTTTCCAGATCTGGCTAAATGCCAATTTGATGCAGGATGTGGTTCAGCTTTTCCAGTCCAATCGCTCTCTTCCTTACAATACGCGCGGTGATGCAGCTATCGAAGCATCAATGACAGACACCTTTTCTCAGGGCGTTTCATTCGGCGGGATTCGCGTAGGAATCTCTCTATCTACTGCGCAGCAAAACGAAATTATCAACGCTGTAGGCACGGATATTACGCCGACGCTGAACGCTAAAGGATGGTACTTGTATCTACCGAAAGCCACAGCAGAACAGAGGGCTGACCGTATCCGTCCTGGATGCAGCGTGTATTACACAGACGGCGGTAGTGTTCAGAAGTTAACCCTCGCGTCAGTCATGGTTCAGTAAGGAGCTTAAGAAATGGCTAATACCATCACCAGTGCTGACGCTATTTTCGCTCTCACTGTTATTAACCTTTATCCGTCAGCGCAGACGTTACAGGGATATGCTGCCGATGCGATGTTTGCACTCGGCGATACTGAAATGGCGGTTTCTGTCCGTGGCGCTGATGGCAAACTCTCAGCCGGTTTCGTATTTGGTGAATACCTGCAGACAATCACCATCATGCCTGACAGTGAAAGCCGGGAGATTTTCGAAACGTGGCAGCTTACTTCGCTAACATCGAAAGCGGTTTTCCGCTGCAATGCGACAATCATCATCCCGGCCATCAGTCGTAAATTCACACTTACAAACGGCGTTCTGCAGCGCGTTAAAGCGATGCCGGATGCTAACCGTGTGCTGCAGCAGATGACCTATCAGATTAACTGGGAAAGCGTCACCGCCGAATCCTACATTCCATAAGGCTTACTATGGCCCGCAAAGAGCTTATTTACACAGAGCAAGGTAAAGGCCGCGACCTTGGCAAAACCTTCTTCATTCGTGAGATGTCAGCCACTCAAGCTGAGTGGTGGGCAATTCGCGCAGGCATGGCTATGGCCCGCAGCGGCGTTGCGATGCCGGATAATTTTGCCGACATGGGTATTGCTGCAATGGCCGGAACCGGATTAAAGATGGTATCGCAGATTCCACCTGATGAAGCTAAGCCGCTTCTTGATGAGCTGATGGAGTGCGTACAGTTTGTTCCTGACGCCAGCAATCAGAACATCAAGCGAAAACTTATTGATGATGATATCGAAGAGATTGCAACGCGCCTCAAGTTACGCATGGAAGTATTCAAGCTACACGTCGATTTTTTCACCGCCGCCGCCAGTTAGACATTCCACCACTGGTCGGCGAGACCATCTCCGGTCTTGCTGATTACGTTAACGTTCCCAAAACCATAGCTACCGTTCTCTCTTCGGGTAAATGCTCTTTAACCGAACTTAGCACGACGCTGGGCGTTGAGGATTTGTGGTGGTGGCTAGAGATAATCACCGTGGACAATTACAACCGCATGATGGCTAACAGGGCCAGCGAGGGAAGCTGATGGCAACGATTATAGACGCGCTTGTCGTCACGCTGGGGCTGGATTCATCTGGCTTTAAAAAAGGTCAGGGAGAGATTAAAGGCGGTCTTGACGACACTCGTAAGCAGGCAGAGCAGACCGCCAAGGACATGGAGGCAGCCGGTAAAAGGGCTGCTTCATTCTTTGGTTCGATTCGCACTGAATTGCTGGCGCTGGTAGGCGTCACGCTGTCCGTTCAGGGAATTAAAAGCTTTGTCGCCGGAATGACGGATAACCTGCAGCAGCTTGCGGTTAACTCCCGATCTCTGGATATGTCGGCTAAGTCTCTCGATGGCTGGCAGCGGGCTGCTGAGTCTGCTGGTTCAAGCGCTGAGAAGATGACAGGAACTCTTAGCGGGTTCCAGAATGTGCTGACGCAGATTCGCACCGGCGGCGGACAAGATAACCCTCTGTGGCAGGCGCTGGCATCGTTTGGCTCAGCTACCGGTGCAAACTTCGACTTTCAGAACGACAACTCTGAGCAGGTTATGCGCAAGATAGCGGATAACTGGGGTAAGTTGAGCAAGGATGCGCAGCGCCGCTTTGGGGGCATGTTTGGTTTTGATAATCAGACACAGCAGGCGCTGTCCAATGGTCGCCTGGTAACTGACGCAGATCAGTTCACCAAGATATCCCGCGCAACTGATGAAGCAACGCAAAAGGCACAAGAGTTCAATCGCCGCCTTGTGGAGATGAAAGCCAACTTTTCTGCGGCTTCTCAGGTGCTTTATACAGCACTAATTCCTTACGTTGAAAAGCTTATTCCTCTTATCGAGAAAATAGGCAATTGGGTTGCTACTCACGGCCCCGAAATCAGTAAAGCTTTTCAGGATTTCTCCAACCAGATAAATGGCATCGTTGATGCGGTGGGCGGTTGGGAAAATGTCATGCAGGGCTTGCTTATCTTCATTGGAGGTAAGTGGCTGTTAGGTATTACCTCTGCCCTCGGTGGTGTTCGCGGCGCACTGATGGCTATATCCCGCATCAGCCTTATCGCGGGGCTTGTAGAGCTGCAGAAATATGCTGCGGTACTTGAAAACAAGTATGGATGGCTCATTCATAACCCTATTGCCGACACACTGAATAGTTCACCCGGTAGTGATACCGCAAATGATTTAGGTAAAGCAGCAAGCAAGTGGATGCGAGAAAATCTCGGGATCGGCTTCAGGGATGATGATGGTTCAGCTCCCCGCGGAATTCGCAACAACAACCCCGGAAACCTTAATTTCGCAGGCCAGGCAGGAGCAACTAAAGAAGGAGGCGAGAATGGTCGGTTTGCTGTTTTCAGCAGCATGCGAGATGGCATATCCGCACTTCACCGCCAGATTCAGCTCTACCTTCAGCGTGGCGTGAATACCATCGACTCCATAGTTAACAAGTACGCGCCTTCCTCAGACGGAAACAACGTTCAGTCTTACATTCAGCAGCTTGTAGGTGCCACTGGAAAAGGTGCGAATGAAACCCTTTCAGGCGATGACCAGGGAACAGTATTCAAACTGATTCGCGGCATCATCAATCACGAAAACGGCAAGGGATACGTGTCTGATCAGGACATCCTGGGCGGCATACAGGTGGGGTCTGTGGCTACTTCCATGCGACAGTCTGCAATGCAGCAGCAGGGCGGAAACCAGATTCACATCGGTGAAGTCAACATGCAAACCAGCGCCTCCAACGTGAATGCACTTGGTCAGGATATCCAGCGCAGCGTCAGCCGAAACAGCCTTCTGGTGCCTTCGATGTCAGGACAGGGTGGATAATGAACTTTTCTCTGAACGAAACAACGCTGTTAAATGCCGTTCAGGGTGGCGGCATTTTCTCGGTTATAAACAGCATCATCTCGCCCGGTTACGGCATCTACCTGAAGAGTGGGGCTAAGGCTCTTTACCCCTCGTCTTTTCTCGGAATCGAGTATGGCGCGGATGCCTCTGTTGTTTCATCTCCTATTGAGTCGGGATCGTATACTTCTTACAACAAAGTTAAGCGTCCGCCGATCATACGCGTGCTTTTTGTGCTTGAAGGATGGTCAGGCTTATCCGGTTCATTGCCCAACCTGACTAATTTCAGTCTAACGAGTCGTGCCGATATGCTGGGCGCGCTCGATGCCATGGTAAGCAGTGCTACCACGTATGATATTGAAACACCCGATACGGTTTATCAGGATTACGATTTGGTGCGGTATAACTATCGCACCTCAGACAGGGACGTCACCCTTCTGACTGTGGAAGCCATATTCCAGGCTTTGCTGCAAGAGGCAGAGGTAACGCTTACCAGCACCACGGCGCAGAGTAATACGACATCTAATGGCACCAGTCAGGCATCCAGCGCAGTTACCGAAAAGGTTACAGGCTCAACCAGTACCGCTACGCAAAGCAGTGTCTCTTCCGCGCTGAACGGGCTTAAGAGCTCTGTGTCGAGTGCGTCAACCGCTGTAGCAAATACGGTTAGCTCTTCTGTATCGAATATTACACAGACTACTACATCCGCGATTAACGGCGCTTCAGCCTCGGCTATTAATAAACTCTCTTCCACCGTCACTGAACTGGTTAAGGCGATCACCTGATGCAGATAATCACGCTTCAGCCAATAAAGGCTCAGGAACTGACGGTAAGGCTTGGCGACCAGAATGTGACGCTGAGGATATATCAGCGCACCACCGGCCTTTATGTTGATATTGGCCTGGGTGATTTATGGATAGCTCAGGGCGTCATTTGTATTAATGGCAACCGTCTGGTTCGTTACTCATATCTCGGTTTCAAAGGCGATCTGTTCTTTGCTGACCTGAAAGGCAGCAGCGACCCTACTTATGATGGCCTGGGTGACAGGTATGTACTTTTCTATGCCACAGCAGATGAAATGAGCAGCGCAGCATGACATACAAAAAACGCAGTCTGAAATTCCAGTTCAAGCTCAAATCTGGCTCTTTTGACGAGGAGGGCAACGACACCCTTACTATTGACAACATCAAGGCAGAGGTTGAGATAGGGGCTTATGGTGGGGATGCTGGAACGAATATGGATGCAAGGATTTTTGGTCTGAGTATGAAGCTCATGTCCAAACTGAGCTACAAGGGAATACAAGTTAACGGAGCTCAGCAGAACATGATGAAGGTTTGGGCTGATGACCAGCCAATCTTCATCGGCTCGATTACAGACTGTTTTTTTGACCCAAACCAAATGCCAGACGTGCCGCTGATTATCAGTGCTTTTGCGACTGGGTATGATCAGTCAATACCTGCGCCTCCCTTCAGTGCGAAAGGAAGTGTAGATGCGGCTGATATCGTTAAATCCATAGCGAAAAGTCTAAACTATGTTGTTGTCAATAATGGTGTTTCTTACAAGTTGTCGAACCCATATTTCGACGGAAACCCCATAGAGCAGATACTTAAGGTATCTAAAGCCTGTGGATTCAATGTAGATATCAGGATAGGTGTCATTTTCATATGGACGCAAACTGGACCGGTAGACGATGTTAAGCCGTTAATATCAAAAGAAACCGGACTTTTAGGCTATCCAGTATTTAACAAATACGGCGTCAGGTTCCAGAGCGCATTCAGTAATTTAATCGTGCTAGGCCGCCGCATTCAGCTCAATACAGAACTGGAAAACGCCAGTGGGGTTTACACAATCGTCTCTGCCATACATCACCTGTCATCATGGACAGAAGGCGGGCCATGGATGTCTATAGTGCAAGCTAGTCCTGCGCAATTAACTCCAATAAGGCAGTAATATGTCCAATACTTTTGCAGTCAAACCCCAGGATGTGAGTAGTGATGCTGGACTTCAGCAGTTTCTTTTTCAAAGAATGCTGATGAGCAACGCTTTCATAACCCTTGCAGTGGTAACAGATGTTGATGATTCCGGATTAATGGTAACGGTAAGGCCATTGGTCGAAGGATTTACAGGGTCCGGAGACAGAATACCAAAAACCGAAATTTATGGTGTTCCGGTATGGAGGCTCCAGCGTGGTGCCAGTGCATTGATAATGAACCCGGTTATTGGGGACATCGGAATGATAGCCATTTGCGACCGGGACATTAGTGGAGTTAAAGCAACAAAAGATTCTGCCCTTCCTGGTTCAAACAGAACACACAATTACGCCGACGCCATTTATCTTGGAGGGGTGCTTAATGCAGAACCAAGCCAGTATGTTAGTTTCAGGGATGATGGGATTGATATCGTGTCACCACTCACCGTAACCATGACTGCGCCAGTTGTGGAGGTTAACGCCTCATCATCCCTCACGCTTAACTCAGCAAAAATAGTGCTAAATGGGCCGGTAAATCAGGGTGCAGGAAGTTATGCCGGTGACTTTAACTTCAAAGGAAATATTACTGCTCAGGGTGAGGTTACAGGAAAGGGAATTAAACTTTCAACGCACACTCACCCAGGCGTGCAGAAGGGGAGCGACAACACCGGAAATCCTCAATAAATTGCGGGATGTTGCAACATAAAAGGATATAATTTAATCAAGGGGGATTTATTATGTTCAAAATTAAAAATCTAATTTATGTTGCGCTAACCTGTTTTTTTCCTTTGTTGATTGGTCATGCATTAGCACAGACTGAGACAAAGTACTTTGATTTCAACTCTCAGAAGTTCATATCAAAAGATGAGGTTGATAGTAGAGAAAAAGCATTGTCATTGTGCGCTCAGCAGGCAGATGCCAGGGTTGATAAAGGAATCAGGGATGGGTCAATACCCATTGACCCTTACTGGCAGAATTATTATCACACAGCCTTCACAAAAGACTGTTTGAACAAAAATCACTAACCCGCTTCGGCGGGTTTTTTATTGTCCGGAGAAAGCATGTTTACCAAATCTATTCAGCTCGATACCGATAAGTGGGACATCACGATTGATGACTCCGGCAATCTGGCACAGACAGCAAACCCTTATGCAGTAGCTCAGGACGTGGCCTGTGCGTGCAAGACATTCCTGGGTGAAGTCTGGTACGACACCACGCTGGGAATTCCTTACTACCAGCGCATTCTCGGTCACTGGCCCGGAACGCAGCTTATCAACACTAAGTTGCAGTCCGAGGCTCTAAAGCTCGACTACGTCCAGACCGCAACCTGCACCACTGTAATCGGCAAACAGGATCGCATCGCATCCGGCGTCATGACCATTACCGACACCAACTACAACCAGAGCACTATCAATTTCTGAGGCCGCTATGGCAGATGACGTAATCGTAACAACTTCGGTGCCGGCGGCCACGTTCTCGGACATAGGCCTGTCGGTGCCGGACGAAAAAGATATTCTTGATGGGCGACTAAGCGATCTAGACGACGCGCTGGGTGGGGGAATGAGCAAAAGCCTGACCACGCCACAAGGTCAGATTGCGATGAGCGAAACCGCCATTATTGCAGACAAAAACGACCAGTTACTCTCCATAGTGAACGGGATAAACCCTGACTATGCAACCGGCAGGTTTCAGGATGCTATTGGGCGAATCTACTTTATTGACCGCATAGCAGCGCAGGGAACCACTGTTACAGCCATCGCAACCGGTCTCGTTGGTACGGTCATTCCTGCAGGAAGCACCGCGCAGGATGAAGCAGGTTACATATATACCTCGCTGGCGACTGCCACCATCCCCCCATCGCAGTCCGTCAGCATCGTCTTTCAGAACCAGACTCCGGGGCCAATCGCCTGTCCTGCCGGATCACTTAACACCATTTACCGTGCAGTAACCGGCTGGTCGGGCATTACCAACCCTGCCGCAGGTGTGCCGGGGAATGATGTCGAAACCCGCGCCAATTTTGAATACCGACGCAAGCAGTCTGTTGCGCTCAATGCAAAGGGTACGCCTGAATCTATCTATGCTGCCGTGCTGGCAGTGAGTGGAGTGGTGGACGCCTATGTCTGGTCAAATCACAGCAGCTCGACGGTTAACATCGGTTCAACGAATTACCCGGTACCAGCGCACAGTGTCTATATCGCCGTATATGGCGGGGCGGCGGCAGATATCGCTCAGGCTATCTATGTAAAAAATCAGGCTGGTTGTGGCATGGTAGGTAATACATCTGCAATCGTCACAGATAGTTCACGCGGCACTAATATCTCACCGAAATACACGATCACATGGAACACGCCTGCGCCGACAAGAACGTACTTCAGCGTGCAGTTGCAAAATTCGTCGTCACTTCCATCTGACATTATTAGTCAGGTTAAAGGCGCGATTATGAGTGCATTTAATGGCAACAGCGATCTCGTACCAAAGGCAAGAATTGCGTCAAAAGTTTTTGCCGGTGGCTATTACTCCGTACTTAACAATATCGATCCATCATCAGTGAATGTGCTTTCTGTGACGATAAGCAAAGATGGAACTAACTTCGCAGCATCAATTGAATACGGTGTTGATCAAATACCCTCTCTTGATGCCAACGACATAAGCGTAACCCTTGTATGAAGAATGTGAGAGATACCATCCTCACGCAATACGCCTCCAGCCCTAACCTCATAAGCCTGATTGAAACATTCAACGATTCCATGGACATGTCGGATTTTACCGACGAGTTCCTGACGACTATCTGGGATGTTTCAACGGCTACCGAGTACGGGCTGGATGTGTGGGGAAAGATAGTTGGCGTGTCGCGCCTGCTCAACGTTAAGCAGCGGTCGACCTACTTCGGTTTTGATGAGTCTTTTATATCAGCGAGTGATGACGCTCCAAAACCATTTGATGAAGCGCCGTTCTTCGATGGCGATCAGGCAACGACAACTGTGCGTCTTGCTGATGACGGTTACAGAAAGCTAATCATGGCTAAGGCCATGGCTAATACCACTTACTGCTCAATTCCCTCACTAAACAAATCCCTGAATTACCTGTTCGGTGACGAGGGCACAGTATTTGTGGCCGTAACTGGCGTGATGACTATCAGCTATGTATTCGGTTTCAACCTGTCACCGGTTGAGTGGGCAATCCTGCTTAACTCCAATGCCATAGCCAAACCTGCAGGCGTGAGCGTCAGCATCATGTCTCTGGATTTTAACAACACATTCGGTTTTGCCGAGGCTGGTTTACAGCCATTCGATAGCGGCACGTTCTTCCCTGACTCAGGAATCCAAAATGCAGACCAACTCACAGCCTAAATTGCTGCCCGTCCCGTTCGCTGACGGCGGCTCAAAACAAACTATCCCTGTAGCGTCACAGATCGGCATAACAGCCGGTCGCGCCTCATACACAGATGGATTCCCCCCGCTGACCAGAACCCCGCTGGCTGCCGGTGGCGTGCCGCCTTTCGGCACAGACATTAACGGAGTCCTGAATGACATCACAGCCGCAATCCGCTGGAAGCAGTCCGGCGCGGGCTACACCTTTGACAGCAATTTCAGTACGGCTATCTCTGGATACCCGAAAGGAGCAAAGCTCACTAACTCAACTTTTGATGGGTTCTGGTTAAATACTGTAGATGGAAATACAACAGCGCCAGAAGCTACAGATTCTAGCCTTACGGGGTGGGTTCCTTCTGAGAGTTATGGTGTAACCAGTATCACAGGCTTATCTGGCACAAGTATTTCTCTTTCATCTCTTCAGGCATCAAAGGACAGGATAATTTTATCTGGCACTTTAACTGCAAATATCATTATTAATCTGCCAGCATGGATCAAAAAATGGACCGTTCTGAACAATTGCTCAGGTTCTTTTTCTGTAACCATGAAAACAGTTAATGGAACAGGAGTGGCAATTCCTTCCGGCTCAAGCGCTGTTATTCAAGGTGATGGTTCAAATATTATTCCTGCAACCAGCCCTGGAAGTCTTATTAACATTCAGATGTTAACAGGTAGCGGCACTTACAATCCCTCTAACGGTACAAACTCAGTAATTATAGAAGCTGTCGGGGCCGGTGGCGGGGGTGGAGGTGCAAATGCAGGGGGAAGATCTGGAGATAACTATATCTACTCAGTCGCAGGCGGGGGCGGTTCCGGAGCTTACGCAAGGTTTGTGTTAAAAAGCTCTTTTTCTAATCTTGCTTACAGTTGCGGGAAAGGAGGTTTGGGCGGCAATAAACCCGGAGCAGCCAATAACCAAGGTTCTCCAGGTGGCCAGACAACATTAGGGTCAATACTTACACTTCCTGGCGGTTATGGTGGCTCAGCAGCCACGACTAACAACACATTTAACTGGGGCTCGGTTGCAGGAGGAGGGTTTGGCGCAGACGCCCCCACTTTGGCCAGTTCTGCTAAGACTATCCTCGCTATGGGTGGCGCGGTAGGTGCATCAGGACAAATGAATAATGCCAACGGAGGCGCTGCGGGTGGCGGTGCTAATACATCGCTGGGTAACGGAGGGTTCGGAGCCACTAATGGACCTGGAGGAGAGGCTAGAGGTTATGGTTCTGGCGGCGGTGGCGCTTTGACGATCCAGTCCAATACAAATTCTCAGGCTGGCGGTAACGGTGGTGATGGATTTATTATTGTGTGGGAGTATGCATAATGTCCGGCTACGCATTAATTAAAGACGGTTATGTAGTTAATATTGTTGTTTGGGATGGGCAAGGGGATGCCAGTACAATATTTGAAGGATTTAATGTTATTGAGGTCAACGAAAAGTTCACTGCCAGAATAGGTGATGCATACGTTGATGGCAATCTAATACCCTATCCATCCGATGGTTATGAATACATTTTTGATAAAAAAACCTTGTCATGGGCTATCACTGATGAAGGAAGTAAGAAGAAAAACGACGCTCAAATTGAAGATGCCTCCAGCAAGAAATCAGGGTTGCTGAGCGAGGCTCAGCAAAATATCAGCCTGTGGCAAACTGAGCTTTTGCTCGGAATGATCAGTGATGATGATAAGGCGTCTCTGACTAACTGGGTTGTATATATTAAAGCCTTGAAGTCTGTTGACACATCAAAAGCGCCATCCATTGAATGGCCCTCTCGCCCATCATAATTTTGTCCAGACAGCATCGCGCTGAGTTAAAAGTTTCCTAATCAGCAGATAAAAATTAAGCCAGGGAAGGCTTATCATTTTTGTATGGCAAAGACCTCAAACATAGCACCCGCTATTCCTCTCGACTGGTCGGTTTTGTTTAACGTCAAAACCTCACGGCCGGTCCACTTCCGCAAAAGCTTCTCAAAATCTTTCCCCCAGTCAAAAGTCACAAGCGATTTTCCATCACCAACCGGATTGTCATGATAATCAGGAGTTTTCAGGTGTTTTATAACCGTTCCGTTAAGGGTGGCTCTTTGTATGCTATGGCGTAAGTTATCGTGTCTTGGGGTTGTGAAAATGTGCCATCCTCCCGGCTTGAGAACACGCAGCACCTCTTTGCAGGCCTTCTCCGGGTTGAAAACATGTTCAAGCACATCCTGAGATATGAAGATGTCAAAGGATTCATCCTCAAATGTCAATGATTCAATGTTTTGATTTGTCCCGCCGCCGCTGACAGGTGATCCAAATTCTTTGTCAGGTTCATATTGGGAGAATGAATATTGTGGCAGGTTGCTCAAATATTCATTTGAAGGTGAAGATTCGTGCAAGCTTTTTTCCTGCCATGCTGGAACTAACTCATCAAGAGTGCGAATCAGATTCCTCTGTCTCGGAGTGGAGTTGCATGAGGAGCAGGAGAAATGATCTCTCAGCCAAACATCACCAGAATGAAAAGTGACTTGCTGTCTACAGCAATGACAATACCCATAACTTGTTGCTTCGTAACGAACATCTCCACTAACGCCTTGGGTTTTTTGGAGACTTCTTCCCGCATCTATCATAGATCTAAATAGCCAGGCTTGCTCAATTTCCGTTAATGATGACCAATCTGTTTCCTTTATTTTTTTTATTTTATGTCTTACAAACCAACGCATAAGCCCTCCTGATTATATCAGTTAATGTAACACTATCTTTCGTCATTAAAAAGGACGCGCATTATCTCTCCCATTAGCCTGTCTAAAAGCTCAGCTTGATCGATACGCATGGTTTGTATACTGTAATTATATACAGTATTTATCGGAGCTATCGTCATGCCACGTTACGGCGACATACGGGTGTCATTTCATGAAGCTATGCGGCGCAGCGCTAAGATGGGTGTAACCGTCTCAACTTCTGACTTTGTTGCTGAGCTTGCAAAGCGCAACTGGGAGATGAGCCACAGGCAGGCTAACGAGTGGATAGCTCAGAACGTGATGACTTTTCGCGATCAGTCGCCGGAAGAGGGCGAGAACAAGCTCTGGCAGCGTTTCTACCACTACGGGGAGTATTGAAATGGGATTTCCTTCACCGGCGTCAGACTTCGTTGAGAGCCGCATAGATTTGAACAGGATGATGATTCACAGGCCATCGTCAACCATTCGTATTGAAACACCGAGAGGGTTCGCCCTGGTAGACAGTTCCATCACCCCGGCAGTAGGCAACAAGGTCGCCTGGCAGGTCGATGGCTATCCGATGGTAGGGAAATACTTCAGGCACGGAATCATCACAGAGGAGGGTGAGACGATTGACGGGGAATCACTGGAGGGTGTGGTAATGCTCGGCGTGGTGACGCACGAAATCCTTTCTATATATGAAGCCGACTGGATGCCGGTGTGACAAAATTGTGCCAGAAAATTGGCACAATGAAGCAGAAATCGATAAATCCTGTCATACGCTAACTCGCTGGCTGGC